ACCCTTCGTTTGAGTTCATGAAGTGATAATCGATATCGTCTGCTTTGATTGGTGTTGATTCACCCTTTGGATCCAATGTCAATTCCATTGCTCCAGGAAAGCGGAAAATTTCATCGTAAGCAATCACTCCATCTGCACCGATTGATTTAATTGGCGCAACGTGAACATTTTTCAAACCAAAGGTTACTTTATTTTCTTGAGTCATGTCATTCCTCCTTAGTATAGATAGACCGTATAAGACTTGACATAGAGTCTTTCAGTCTCGATAAATGTTTCTTCTTGAACATCGAAAAAGAGCTCATGGGTTGTCCACAGCTCTTCCAGACGTTCTTCCAAATCTTCATCCTTACTCTCAAAAGCCAGCTCAACCGTCACGCTCTTAATCTGATGATTAACCGTGTTGTCAGCTGCATTGATGACTGGACTTGATTCATAATAGACCATGTAAGGTAGGTCAGGAGCGTTCCCAGTTTTAAACGCTCGATAGGTGACAGGCAGGTTTACCTGTTCCAAAATAGCAGCAAAGTCTGATAGATTCATTTCCCAATCTCCTTGATACGCTTCTCAAAGTTTTCTTTAACTTTCTCCTCAACAGGTTTAATATGTGGAAATGCCCGACTACGACCGCCATTTCTCAAAACATGTCCATTTTCTAGTAAGTGAGTTAAACGATAGGTTGGAGCCGCGTTGTATATGACGTATGACCCCTTAGCATTTTTCTTGAAGCGCCAATTTCTAGCATACTTTCCATAACGTTTTGGACTAGTCGCTTTTAATTCCGTAACGGCTTCGTTTACAACGTCCTCAGCAATCAGATCAATCTTATCTTCTACCTCAGCAGAGTACTCTGCCATTGCCTTTGCAATTTCATTCGATAAATCACTTGTTAAGCTCATTTCAACACCTCTGACAAAGTCAACTCTAAAATTTCAGAATCGATAGGATAGGTTTTCAAGATGCGATATTGCTTGCCTTCAAACTTCGCAAACTCCTGATTCTCATACTCAAAATTTCGAATCTCAACGACCAAGCTCGGTTTTAGCCCCGCTTGGTTCGCCTGATAAAATTCAGAGCGAGTAACCCTCTTTTTGCGACATAAGAGAGTAACTTCAACATCTTCAGAGATTGATTGTAGTAACTTGTCCTTACCTGTGACTTTCTTAGAGATCAGCGTGATTTCATGATTCCACATTCTTGACCTCTTTCTTTGATGCTATCTGTAAATTATGCAGTCGCCATTGAAGGTGACGTGGCATGTCCACCCCACCCTCATAGCGATAAGCAGCATAGTCAACGATAAACATTTCATGGTCAGCACGCTCACCGACAAGCTCGATACCGAGGTTATCGGTCAATTCAGTGATGACACTTGAAATGATTTTTTCTAACGGCTTGTCTCTCAAGCTGGTTGAAATACCCAGCTTAAGCTTCAGCAATTCTAAAAGCTGACCTTCATCCATGCTTACTCCTCAACTTCCTTAGCAGGCTCTTCAGCAGTTTCCTCAACTGTTTCCTTAACTGTTTCTTCCTGCTCAACTGCGGGCTCTTCCTTAACTTCTTTTGTTTCAGGATCTGGTTTCTTAGGCTCATCATCTCCCAAAATCTCAAGGAAGATAGAGCCAGCAGTGTTAGAACCAGTCAAAAGGCCATTGGTAAAGCTATCTGTGGGCTCATATCCTTCACGAGGAAAGATATCGCCAACAGCATAGTCATGTTTTTCAGGATCAGCCAAGTCCTTGAAAGGACGAATTACTTTATAGCTCATACGCTACCTCCTTAAGCTACTGCGTCAGTGTAAGTTCCGAATACCCCAGCATCTTCATCTGTCTTCTTGATATCAAAACGAAGGTATGATGCAAGGTTCTTACCAAATTTATGATTATCTTCCCAATTCACGGTCAATTCCATACGGTCAAACAATGTAAGGAAGTATTCGACATCACCGATGAAGAATTTCATCTCACCTTCTTGACCTAGTAGTGTATCTTCAACTGGATAAATTGTTTTACCTGAGAATGAATATCCAGTTGGTGAAGTGATGTCGGGCTGCATCATGTAACGGCCATCTTTGTCCTTAATCTTATCCAGTGCATTGAACATGGTATCTGTAACAACAAGTGATTTTTTGTAGACAGATGAAATTTTAGTGTTTAAAATGTCTTTGATTCCATCAAGTCCACTAGCGTTTACAACTTTTGCAGATTTCATAACATCCGCAACAATTGCCAATTTTGTTTGTTCGTCTTGGTCTTGGATATCTTCTTGAAGGATTCCAATGAGATCGTATTGCGCATCTTCAATCGCTTCACGAGAAATAGGAAGTTCACCACGATAAGTCTTGATTTTGTAATCAACTTCAGTGATTTTTGTTTTTCCTAATTCTGGATTTTCTTCAAGCTCACCAACTTCTGTCATCTTACGATTTGATTTTTTCAGAACTGGGTAAGTACCTGAACCACTTGTTACTTTGACAATATGAATAAGGTTGAGCAATGGGTTCTGACGTTCAGGTGTTTTTTGTGGTTCCAAAACCTCTTTCGGAATAATCGCTCCTACATCTGTTGTTTTAACACCTGTGCGTTTTTGTCCACGAGAGCGGATGAATTCTAGTACTGCGTCACGTTGTTCCAATTTTTGTCCTCCACGATGTTCTTTGCTTGGATAAGTCGGTGCCTTACGATTCAGTTCTTCAACTTGATTTTTCAAATCTTCAATTTCTTTTTCAAGTTGTTCTTTTTCTGATTCCTTTTCATCCAATTCTTTTTGGATGTCTTCAAGGTNTTAAATTTCTCCTTAATTTCTTTCTTGCGCTTGTCCAGCGCTTCACGATTGGCACGCTGTTGACTTTCAAAGTCTTTCTGTCGTGCAGCAATTTCCGTTTGCGGATAGGCTGGGAAAGTACATGGACTCACTTCAAAGATTTCTAATTCTAAGATAGTGTCCAGGTACGAACCATCTGCTTGCTCTTCCGTGTTGATTTTGATTGGGATAAAACCAAAGCTACATCCAATCACATCGCCACGCTGAACACGAGCATAGGCTCCGACAGCTTGCGGATCATCTTTGTTGATAATGATGTCCCCGTAAAGTCCGATTTTATCAACTCCCAAAATGACCGTTCCATTACCAGTCCGACCAAGCACCAAACTATCATCATGGTTAAATAATGCCCTGATGTCAGCTCCTTTGATGGCTTTTTCAACACCCTCACGCTTGATTACCTCAAAGTAGCCTGGCCATAATTCAGTAACTTCATCAAACTTGATAAAGTACCCACTCAAAATCAAATCACCGCTGTCAGCTTCTTCTCGTGTTTGAAATTGAGTGGGCATATAAGCCTTACGTTTCTGCATCAGTATTTCCTCCTTCCTTATTTAATTTGCTCTGATTGCCTAGCTCGCCTTGTGGCAAATAGTTTTCAAGAACAATGATTTCATCCATTTCAGGATCAGGAGTCATTCCAACCCAATCACGCCACTCATTCCTACGCATAGCAGCATTACTAGTCATCTGCCTTGCGACAGTAGATAGCTCTGTAATGTCATAAGAGTAAAGCGATCGTGGGTTGAACTTGAAGTAACGATTACTTGAAATAAGTAAATCTCTTGTAAGAGTCTGTGTGATTGTTGTAGCAATACTCATGACTGTAGTATTTACAAAATTGTTGTATTCAACCTTGTCGAATTTTCCAACTCCCAAAATAAAAGCTGGAACTCCCAAAAGTCCAGCAACTGTTTTTTTGTCAATTTCAACAGATTCATTGATAGCGATATCTTTTAAACTTAATGGCTTGACCTGTTCGACACTCAACAAAGCATCAGGAATAATCCACGGCTCACCTGCCTGACTTGTTGTTAAGTATTTCTTGGCGACCTTGTCTCGCCCCTCTTGCGTGCCCAACTCTCCATTCGAAGAATCAACCTTAACAATCAGGCTAGGAACGTTCTTTCCATTCATAAATCCTTTTTTGATTTGAGTAGCAAGGTTTAAATTCCTAACAATATCCCTCAGAGCAAGCCTGTAGCCAGTCCCTATAAATGGATTATCTGGATCTGGGTTGATTACAAAGTGCACGATTTCGCTTGGGTTGTAGTCGATACCACGATAATTCACGATATAACCAACATCATCACTTTTGAAAGAAACTTCACTCATAGAGAATGGTCTCAGGTTCAAAATATAATCATTCACAGGATCATACTCAACATGAAGAACTGAGTTTCCGTCACCGAATAGCAACAGGTCACGCACAATCTTGAAAATCCAAGTTTTGCGAGTCATATTGTCGCATGGGTTTACATCAATCTTTCGAGCCAGTCCGTCTTTTATTCGGATATCGCCTTTGTCGGTATTCTCCATCAAATGAATGGTCATATTTGATACCATGTCAGCAATCTTATTGACCGCAGCAATTACATCAGGATTTCGAGCCAAAGGCACATAGCTATCACCGTCAATATAAAGCCCAAAATCTGAATGAGTGATAACATTCGTTCCGCTTCGACTCTTACCACGTTTCAAAAACCTATCTAAAAGCCCCATCTTTTCTCACCTCCTTTCTATTCACGATTATCTCTTTCTCAGTCTGTCCAATTCTACAATGTTCTGGATTAACTTTAGGATCTAATATTGATAGCTCTAGCTGGAAAGGGTTGTCCAGTGGTAAAAAAATATCTTTCATATCCAACCTAATCAAAGAAACTCATGACATTCTGATTCTTGCCAAGGTTGGCAAGAGCCTGAATGCAAGCAAAAACGCTGGCATCGAACAAGTCAATTCTTGCAGTACCACCGTCACCGTCTAACTTTTCATATTGCACAGCATCGTCCACCTTTTCAATAGCTCTAACATTACTCACGCAGTATTCATAAGCATCAGAATGAAGATAGTAAAACTCTTTATTCTTAACTTTAAACTCAATCCGTCTGAATCCCTCTGATTTCAGATAAAATAGCTGAGGTTGGTCAATCATCTTGAACCGAGCTT